GCCAACTTAATGCCGCGCTTCTTAGCAACGGCATTGCGCGTCTTTGTCCATTTCACTAGACGCGACTTGTAAGCAGAGGCAGTCTCGCCATGCTTCTGCCTAGGTGCCTGCCATCCACAGACACAATCCCTTGGCTCCCCATCCGGGCCGATGTAGACAGCATGTCCACACGGCGCAGTAGCCTCAGGCAATTTGCTGGTGTTCCCATCATCAGCGAGCATGCGCTTGCCATCAGGCCCAACAACTGGGACGAGACAGTTCGCGACTTGAATTGCTGCGGGCAACTCAACAAGCTCAGGAGTGGCAACCTCCTCCTCCTTGTCCTTGGGGACTAGGGCAACAGGGACTGCAGGCACTAATTCGTCACCAATAATAGCATCAACCTTAGCAGCAGGTTGTGCTTCTTGGAGCGAAGTGCAAAGCGGGGCCTGGAACAACCCCTGCACGTCCTTGACACGATAAACTCGGCTGATCCAGGTCTCAAACCGAGGCCAATGAAAATCGGGAATGAACCTGTCAAACATATCATCCATCCACCCCGAATCCTCATTGGGCCAGTTGGTCTCAACTGGATGCTTGCCATCCCATGGGGCAAGCTCGCCTCCAACGCGTTCCCCAAGAAGCGCGTGCGCCACCGTCACTATATCACCGATGACAGGTGAATTCCGATCCATACGATAATAGCCTGAGGCACGCTCGGCAAATCGATTGACAGGGTCAGACAAGTGCGTTGGACCAACCCAGAGCTTCGAAAGCAACCGGGCAGGGTTGGACATGGAGTTGGGATCTCCAGTCCAAACATCGGGGCCAAAGTACCGATTGAGGAAATTAACGCCCATCTCCCCTCTCGGTATGACCTCGATCTCGTAATCCTGGCCCATCAGCTCCGCGGCACGTTGTAGAGCCAATGGGTCAATGCCACCCTCCAAACTATCATCACCACCGTAGATGCCCATAGCGTTCCAGGCTTCCTCAGGAGTGTGATAACGGCTACCGAGCGGAGTATTCCTCCAACCACAGTAACCGATGAAGGCAGCCAGCACAGAATTGAAGTCAGAGGTTTCAAGAGAGCCCGAACCTCGCGAATAGCCTGAGTGATACTTGCGCCCTTCCTTAGTCGTACCGGAAATCGCAATTTGATCATCTAAGGCCTCATTGACATCACTGTGATGCTGGCGGGCAAAGAAGCGCATCATAACCATGCGCTCCAAGATGCGAGCCAAACGTTTGACGTGGCCATCAAACCTGCTGCCATCCGCCATGGCTGAGTGAGTGGCGGTAGCAAGCAGTTCACT